GAAAACTATATGAAACTTAAAGCAGGTTACATATCAGCAAAAGAAAGAGCACAAATACTATATGACAAATATTCAATAGAATACAATAGAGCATTAGTATCAGGTGATATGCAACAATCAGAACATTGGAAGGAAGTAGCAAAAGAATTAAGTAAACTATATAAACAAAAGTAAAATGAAATTAGATTTAATCACAAACAAAGCAGAAAAACAAAGTGGATTTATTTATGGAAATACAAATAAAAAAGAAATTATTGCAAATATAAATCCTAACGATGAATATTACACTCCTAATTATGCAATAGAACCATTATTAAATTATTTAAAACCAAACAGTATTATTTGGTGTCCTTTTGATACATTAGAAAGTAATTTTGTAAAAATATTTATAAATCAAGGTCACAAAGTTATAAATACACATATAGAAAATGGATTTAATTTTTTTAATATTAATATTCCTGAATGTGATTATGTTATTTCTAATCCTCCATATTCTTTAAAATATGAAGTATTTAATAAACTTTTTGAAATTGGAAAGCCTTTTGCTATGTTAGTTGGAATTGTTGGATTATTTGAAAGCAAAAAAAGATTTAAAATGTTTAAAGAAAATAATTTTGAAATAATGTATTTTGATAAAAGAATAAGTTATTTTAAAAGTTATGATGACCAAAAACCAAGTTTAAATCCTCCTTTTTCAAGTGTTTATATTTGTAAAGATATATTACCAAATAGAATAATATTTAATAATATAAATAAATAATTATGCCAGATATAACAATGTGTAGTGGTAACAACTGCGAACTAAGTTCAACGTGTTACAGATATAAAGCAGAACCAAATCAATATAGACAATCTTATTTCTGTAAACCACCTAATGATGGTTTAGAATGTGATTACTATTGGGAAATAGAATGTGAATACTGTCATCAAACAAATGGAGTTCACAAAATGAGTTGTCCAACAATTAAAATACAAATAAATTTATGAAAGCAATATTAGAATTTAATCTACCTGAAGATAATTCAGAATATCTTGCAACAGTTAAAGCATTAGATATGGCGAACTTTATTTTTGAATTGGTATATAATACTAAGAAAGGTTTAATCAATCAACTAAACGATTCTATTACATCAGAATTTCAACAAGATGGTATTGAAATAGTATATGAAAAGATATATGAATTATTACAACATCATAACATAGCTATTGATGAACTAATATAAACAATAAACAAAAATGTTTATTTTTAAATTGAATAATCAAATTATTTCAAGATGGAAAATAAAACTAATTACGGTGGCAAAAGAGAAAATGCTGGACGTAAATCAAAATCAGAAGAAGTTAAGTTAATTGAAAAGTTATCTGCATTAGAACCTTTAGCATTTATGGCATTAGAAAAAGGATTAGAGAATGGTGATTTTAAATTCACACAATTATTCTACAACTATTATGCAGGTAAGCCAAGAGAAACGAAAGACATAACTGTAACAAATGAGCAACCTATCTTTAATGTAGATATGTTTGATGACATTTAAGACATTATTATATGGAATTTATAGTAACTACTGCAATAAGAAAGTTATTACGTTTAAAGCAACGTATTAAGGTTATAAGAGGTGGAACATCAGCAGGTAAAACTTTTGGCATTCTACCTTTGTTAATTGACAAAGCAATAAAAGAACCTATGCTTGAAATAAGTGTAGTATCAGAATCAATACCACATTTACGTAGAGGTGCATTAAAAGACTTTTTAAAGATTATAATGGCATTAGGTAGATATACTGATGCTAACTTTAATAAGAGTACGTTAAAGTACACATTTGCAAATGGAAGTTATATTGAATTCTTTAGTGTAGACCAACCTGATAAATTACGTGGTGCAAGAAGAAACATATTATATGTAAACGAATGTAATAATATAGACTTTGATTCATATTATCAAATGGCAATTAGAACTTCAGGTGATATATGGTTAGATTACAATCCAGCATCTTCATTTTGGGTAGACAAAGAAATATTAACTCAAGATAATGTAGACTTTATTACATTAACTTATTTAGATAATGAAGCATTAAGTGATACTATAATAAAAGAAATAGAATCAGCAAAGGTTAAAGCATTGACATCTACTTATTGGGCTAATTGGTGGCAAGTATATGGACTTGGACAAACAGGTAGTTTAGAAGGCGTATGTATTACAGATTGGAATGAAATAGATATGCCAACAGATGCAAGAATATTATGTTATGGAATGGATTTTGGTTATAGTAATGACCCTACAAGTTTAGTAGCAATGTATAAATACAATGATGCTTACATATTTGATGAATTGATTTATAAGAAAGGTTTATTAAACAACGATATATCTAATTTATTAAAAGCAAATGAAGTAAATGATATAGTATATGCTGATAGTGCTGAACCTAAATCAATAGCAGAATTAAATACATACGGACATAATATATTGCCAGTATCAAAAGGTAAAGATTCAATTGTGTATGGTATTAATTTAATGAATCAGAACAAGATATACATTACATCACGCAGTAAGAACTTAATTAACGAGTTAAGAAATTACATTTGGCTAACAGATAAAACAGGTGTTAAAATGAACAAGCCAATTGATTCTTATAACCACGCAATAGATGCTATGAGGTACGCTATTATGAGCCAATTAGAAAACCCAAACAAAGGTAATTACTTTATATATTAATTATGACATACGGACAAATGATTGCAGCAATACAGTGTTACATACATCACGTTAAGAATGTAGAAGTAATGATTAACTTACCAAGAAATGTAGGTGAAATTAAAAAGATGCAGCAAATGTATCTAATAGCTTCTGCTTATTTAAATAGTTAAAGTTATGTTAAATGTATTTTATTTAAAACATAAGTATTATATTTGCTTATAATTAAAAACAAAAAGCTATGAATGAATATCCAGCAGAAGAATTAGAAAATGAATGTTTATATTGTGGTGAAGAATCTGAAAAGACTTATTGCAATAAAGAATGTAAAAAAGCATACGAATCAGAAAATTAAATTGGTTAATTTATAATCGAAATTAGGTAGTCAGAAATGGCTACCTTTTTTTGTTTAATACAATTACAACTTTATTTTATTATAATAAAAAACAATAATATGAAGTTAGAAATTAGTATACCAACAGAATTAAATGAAATTAAGTTATCACAGTATCAAGCGTTTTTAAAGATAGCTAAAGATAATACAGATGAAGAATTTCTACATCAGAAAATGGTTCAAACGTTTTGTGGTATAGATTTAAAAGAAGTAGCTGAAATAAGATACAAAGAAGTAATAGAAATTACTGAATCACTTGGTAGAATGTTTGATGTTAAATCACATAAGCATATACTTAAATTTAAAATGGGTGGTGTTGAATTTGGGTTTATACCTAACTTAGATGATATGACCTTTGGAGAATATACAGATTTAGATACATATATAAACGATTGGGAGCAGATACATAAAGCAATGGCAGTATTATATAGACCAATAACAAAGAATGGTTTAAATGGCACGTATGATATTGAAAAGTATAATGGTTCTATAACTTATTCTGATGTGATGAAACACGCACCACTTGATGTTGTATTTGGTGCAACGGTTTTTTTTTACAATTTAGGCAACGAATTATTGAGCAGTACGATGACTTATTTGGAGAACAACAAGGAGATACAGAATATTCTGCAACATCACAATTCGGAAAAAGGTGGGGATACTACTCATCTTTGTATGCTTTATCTAAAGGAGACATTACAAAATTTGATAGAGTTACCGAATTACCGATTAACCAATGTTTAACATATTTAACTTTTGAAAAGCAAAAGAATCAAATAGAATCAGATTTAATAAAAAGAAATAAATGAGTACATTCTACGAAATAACACAAGCTATAAAGAATCAATTACAGGAAGATATTTTTGTAAACACAGTTACAACTGGTGATATATTTAAAGTTGATTTAAACAAACAAACTATATTTCCTTTGAGTCATATTATTGTGAATTCAGTTTCATATCAAGGACCAGTATTGAATTATAATATATCTATTTTAAGTATGGATATAGTAGATGAAAGCAAACAAGAAGTTACAGATATATTTATAGGAAATGATAATGAGCAAGATGTTTTAAACACACAATTAGCAGTTGCAAATAGATTCTTAGAAGTATTAAATCGTGGTTCATTAGGTGAAGATTATGAACTTGTAAATGGTACTGCAAACATAGAATTCTTTACTGAAAGATTTGAAAATAAAATAGCTGGTGTTACATATACATTTGATATTGCAATACAAAATTCAATGACCATATGTTAGAAGTAGAAAAGACTATTAAGCGTTTTAGGGATTATGTTATTCAACAATCAAGAAGTAATCTATCTAAAAGTGGTAAAAATAATTCTAAGGAATTATATAATAGTTTAAAAGGCGAAGTAGTAACTGAAAACGGATATACTATTGTAGGTTTTCAGATGGCTGATTATGGTGCATTTGTAGACAAAGGTGTTAAAGGTAAAACAAGTTCTAATAAAGCACCTAATAGTCCATTTAAATTTGGTTCAGGTACAGGTAAAAAAGGTGGTTTAACTAAAGGAATAAATCAATGGGTCAAACAAAAAGGATTTCAATTTCGTGATAGAAAGTCAGGTAGATTTTTAAGTTATGATTCAACTGCTTATTTAATTACAAGAAGTATATTTCATAAAGGAATTAAACCAAGTTTGTTTTTTACTAAACCATTTGAAGAAGGATATAAGAAATACATTGATATTGATTTATTAAAAGCATTTGGACAAGATATAGAAACAATGATAGATTATAATTTAAAAGATTTAAAATGAACATAGTTAAAATTTATAATGCAGATGATGAAACTCCATCGTTTATAATTACAAAGGATTCAACAATTGATTCAACAAGTTACATTAATTTATTTGATGTTTGTAAAGAAGAAATTTATATTGATGAAGAATTGATTAATACAAAATATCATAAAAAATGAATATTATAAAAACAAGAAGTCCGTATTTTGTAACTATAGATGAGGTTGCTCAAATTGGTGGTAAGATAGAATTATTTTTATGGCACAAAGATGAAACAGAACCTGCAACGCCAACACATACCTTAAGCAAATTAATTCCAAGTATATCACAAAGAAGATTAGATTGGAATATATCAAACTATATAAATGAGTTTATAGATATTATAAACCCTGTAAAAGTTCATACAACTACAATAGAAAACGATGATGCTTGGTGTTTTTGTAAAGTTAAAAAATATAAATTAATAGGTTCTACTTATACTTTAGTAAATACAGTTACTTATGTAGGTGTACAAGGATTTACAGAATATGTAAATGGAACACAAGTTGCTGAAAATATTGCAGTAAAAATATTAAAAAATAAAAACATAAATAGCAATTACAATAAAGCTATTCCAGCAGAATGCCCTTATGTTAATGTTATGGTTCTTAAAGACCAATTCGGTATATTAAATGCAACTTATGAAAGAATTGATGGCATTGTTTATTCAGTAACTCAAAGTCTTTTATTTTCTCAACAAGGAGTGTTTAATTTAAAAGTTCCATTGACTTTAAATCCTGTAGATGGAAATTTTGTAAATGGTTGTAAATTAACTTTAAGTTATCAAACGTTTGGTGCACCTATTTTAAATATTTTTTATACATATCCTATTGAAGAATGTAAGTACACGCCAGTTGAATGTTCGTTTATAAATTCATTTGGTGGTTGGGAATTTTTAACATTTTATAAAGCACAAAGCAATTCAATAAGTGTTAAAGGTTCTGATTATAATTTACTACCTGATGCAATTAATTACAACGTATATAGAGGACAAAGCAAAGTATTTAATATCAACGGAAATAAAACTATTAAATGCAATACAGGTTGGGTTACTGAATCTTACAATGAATTAATACAAAATTTATTATTAAGTGAAACTATTTTAATTGATAACAAACCTGCAAAAGTTAAAACACAATCATTCACATATAAGACTGATTTGTTAGATAAAAATATAAACTTTGAAATTGATTTTGAATACGCTTTTGAATTAATAAATAACATAGTATAATGATAAATGTAGGACTATATATTTACACAGATAATGTAGTTGATTTATCAAGTGTATTAGTTGATAATTTTGGAACAAGAGTTTATGCTGCAGGTGGTACTTTAGAAAGTGGTAATTGTTTATTAACTGAATTACAAACTTTAGGTGGTTTATTAGGTACAACATTACAAGCTAAAAGAGTTGAATTGTTTAACGATGAAAAAATAAGTGTAACAAGTTCTGTTCAAAATATAAATGATATTTCAAAAACATATTCAGACTTTAGCCAAACATTTACGGTTCCTGCTACTAAAAACAATAATAAGATTTTTAAACATTGGTACGAAAATTCTTTAGATAGTCAATTCAATACTTTAATAAAGGCTGATGCCTATATTGAATTAGATACGATACCTTTTAGAGTTGGTAAAATACAACTTGAGGGGTGCGATATAAAAGATAATTATCCACAAAGCTACTCAATTACTTTTATCGGTAACTTAGGAAGCTTAAAAGACAAATTTGCAGGGTTATTTTTAAAGGATTTAAATAGTAGTAACTATGATATTTTTTACACTGGTAACATAGTAAAAGACAAAGTAGTTACCGCTGCAAATAGCGACGATGTAATGTTTCCTTTAATCTCATCTGATAGGTATTGGAACTATGGTAGTGGTGATAATATTAACTTAATAGCAAACCCGATAAGATACAACGAGTTATTTCCTGCAATAAGATTAAATTCAATTTTCAGTATGATTGAAGAAAAATTTAATGTTAATTTAGGTGGAACTGTTGAAAATCCAAGTAATTTTTTAATAGATTTAAAATTTAGAAACGCTTATTTATATTTAAAAAATGCTGATACTTTTTCAGAGAAAGAATATTTAGATAGAATATTATTTGATGAAACGGGAGAAGTTGCAGAGACAGGATATGAGTATAATTTAACGACTCAAAGATTGAACAATAATTATACAGCTCCTTTATCTTATGGTTCTTATATATTTACAAATAAGTACGCAAATTTAAAAATAACTCCTTCAGTAAGTGGGGAATTATATACTATTTATATTTATAGAAATGGAGCTTTGTATTTTACTTCCGATACATTTACTACAATATCAGGAGTTGCTAATTATTTTACAATAGAAAATACAACCAATAGATTTGCCACAAATGATTATTTCGAGATTTACATAGGTTCGAAACAAAGTTTTGAGTATGATGCACAGATTGAAGTAGAATCTTTTTACGAGGATATTAGCGGCGATTTTAGTTATTATTTTTATGTAAATGCTCCATTATTAGAAACTCCATTTTATAAGTTGCAATTGTCAAGTTATATGCCAGAGATTAAAATTGAGGACTTTTTTGCTGGTATTTTAAAAATGTTTAATCTTACTTGTTATTCAAGTGATGGTGTAAATTATACAATAGATACTTTAGAAAACTATTACAATTTAGGTAATATTATTGATTTATCAGAATATATTAAATCAGATAGTACAAATTTAACAAGAGTAAAAACTTATAAGAAAATAAACTTCTTATATGAAAAATCAGAATCATTAGTTAATGTAGGTTTTCTTTCAAACAATGGAATTGAATATGGTAATTTATTATATACTACAAATAACGATGGAGAAGAATATTCAATTAAATTACCTTTTGAAGATTTAAATTTCAACAATTTAAAAGATAAATTACAGGTAGGTTATTGCTTAAAAACTGATTTACAAAAATACATACCTAAGCCAATAATTTTATATGATTATAACCCAACATCGTTAACAAGTTTAACGAGTACAAATTTTTATTTTTCAAATGCATTAAGTGGAAACGGTACAAGTCATACAAGTTACAAAGCTTTTGGACAAGAATTATTGATAAGTGGAAATACTTATTCGTTAAATTTTCCTGACCAACAAAGCACATTAACAAATCAAGTTATAACTAATAGTTTATATGAAACTTATTATTCAAAATACATAGGAAATATATTTGATTATAAAGCACGTTTAGTAAAAGTTAGTGCTGTATTACCTATTTCTATTTTAACTTCTTTAAAACTAAA